AATGAGTTAATTGCATTGTGTATAGAAGATAATGTGTAGTATAACGTGCCAAAATTACTTATTCTGTATACTACACTGTCAGTATTACTTATGTCCTCAAGTAATTCATCTAGCATTGTCCAGTACATTGCTTCTGCTGCATCTCTGTCCCCTCCTCTCTTTTGATACTCATCAAGGACATCAGATAAAAAGTATATTTTATCTTCAAACGTCATTCTTGGTGTACATCATCTGGATAGCAATGTTAGGATGCATGTCAATAGCTTCCTTTAGCTTTTCTAGGTCAGGATTTAAGTCTTTTCTGTTTTTAACAGAGTGCTTTATTACTAAACCCTTTTTCTTTAACCTAGAAAACATGGTTGTTACGTTTTGATGTGTTTTTATACCTAAGTTTGCAGATATAACTCTATCTTTAAAGTCTTTGGCATTGATATCATACAAAAAACATAATGTAAGTAAATCAATGTCTCTTTGTGTTAGATGAGTTGTAGTAGCACTATATATTTCAAGTAATTTTTGAATTAAATCAACTTTGTCAGTGTAATTTAAGAAAAACGGTAATGTTCTGTATTGAGCCATATTATTACAAATATAATAAAAGTTTTTTACATATACAAGGAAATTTGTATGTAGTTATCCACATTTCCCCCTATAACCCCCTACACAATAATAAGGAATTCTACTTTACTACACTACCTTACAACCCCTCCCCTCAAACCCCCTATAGTCCCCCTTTCTCCCCTCCCCTTCAGAGACAATGCGAAGATAAATAAAACTTTCTGACATTTGCAAGGGTTTTTGAAAAAAAATTTTTTTTTGTAATTATCTAAAAAAATACTGTAATTTACTTGTGTAATCCAAAAAGTATTCTTATATTGCAGGGTAAATGACTCGCAGTTATGGACGATAACAATCAACTTCTTGATAGGGAGTACTTCCACGGTTATAGGGATTGTGTTCTAGACTATGTGGATGATGACTTGCTAACTGATGATATGTTCGACAAGTATCAAGCAGAACTAGATGACTTGGTATTTGAGATGTTTCTTTTCAACATCCGTTGTGGTATAGCAACTCATTTGGTGGAAACTTTCTTAAAACAATTTAAAAACCAACTTAACGATGACAAGTAAGCTCAATGATGCTCTAGCCAAGCTAAATAAAAACTTCGGCTCAGGTTCAGTATTTCATTTAGGAGAAAATGAAGCATTTGAAAAACTAGAAAGAATATCAACAGGCTCACTTGGCCTTGATGTTATTACAGGGGGAGGGTACCCTCTAGGTAGAATCATTGAATTATTTGGGTGGGAATCTTCAGGAAAGAGTACGCTTTGCATACACGCAATAGCACAGGCACAAGCAATGGGAAAGAAATGTGCTTTTGTAGATATGGAGCATGCCTTCGACAAGAACTATGCAGAATCATTAGGGGTAAATACTGAAGACCTTATTTTCTGTCAACCAGGTAGTGGGGAAGAAGCTATAGAAATCACAAAAACACTTGCTGACACAGGTGAGATAGGATTAGTTGTAGTAGATTCAGTTGCCACAATGGTTCCTTCCGTAGAATCAGAAGGAGAAGCAGGAGAAAGCAAGATGGGTGTTCACGCAAGATTGATGTCACAAGCAATGCGTGTATTGTCTCCAATTGCAAGTAAGAATAACTGTACGCTGATATTCGTAAATCAGCTTCGACACAAGATAGGAGTTATGTATGGTTCCCCAGATGTTACAACTGGTGGAAATGCACTTAAATTTTATTCCTCAATACGTATCAAACTTACATCTAGCAAGTCTGCTGGCAACAAAGAAAAAGTTGATGGTGTAGACAGGCAGGTATCTAACTTAGTTACTGCAACAACGGAGAAAAACAAAACATATCCTCCGTTGCAGAAGCATTCATTTCAACTAAGATTTGGTATTGGTATTGATGCAAAAGAAGAAATAGTTGATATGGCTATTGCACTAGGTCTCATAGAGAAAAAGGGAGCATGGTATAGCTATGAAGGTACGCAACTTGGACAAGGAAAGAAAGCAGTATTTGCTTTACTTGATGAGAATCCTGACCTTGAAGATACTTTGAGGGATGAAATAATTAAACACTATAATCAATGAGAGAAGACTTAAGTACTAGAAGGACAAAAACCAATCCGTCTTTTAAGTACGAACTGAGCGAAGAGCAGAAGCTTGCTAAAGAAAAGATTCTTGACTCTAAAATTGCCATTATAACTGGTAAAGCAGGTACGTCTAAGACATTCCTAGCATCACAGATAGCTTTGGATTTGTTCTTGAAGGGTGGGGTAGAAAGAATGTTTATCGCTCGTCCACAGGTCTCTACAGAGGACATGGGATACCTTCCAGGTAACAAAGATGAGAAGATGCGACAGTGGTGTGCTCCTGTCATCGAAAACATGGAGCTATTGCGAGAAAATGGTAAGAAGGAAGTAGAGAAATGGTTAAAAGATGGCCAACTAGAATTACTTCCCTTACAATTTGCTAGAGGTAGAACCATCACCAACAGCATTATGATTATAGATGAAGCACAAAACCTAACTAAACTTCAAACATATTTATTCTGTACAAGACTTGGTAAAGGCTCTTTGATGATATTTACAGGAGACCTTAAACAGAATGATTTGAAACAACCTAGTAGAAGTGGTTTTGGCCAATTGATTGAGACTGCAAACAAACTAGATGAGATGGTGCATGTGGAGTTACAACAAAATTATAGAGACCCTATTGTTGCTAAGTTTATGGAACAGTATGAAAAAGTTTGCGGCTGGTAATGTGGATTTACGATGACAAGAAGATACGCTCTATAGAGCAAGTGCCAAAAGATGCCATTGGTTTTGTGTACTGCATTACCAATTTGTCTAAGAATAAAATGTACATAGGCAAGAAAAGTCTATATCATTGGAAAAGAGTAGGTATCAAGCGTTTTCAAGAGCTTAAGCTTGAAGGAGCCGAGGTGAAAAGACACAAGAACAAGAAAAAGTCGAAAAAAGGCTTGCCTGTTTGGGTTCATAAGGCTAAATTAGAGTCTGATTGGATGTTGTACACAGGTTCTAGTGAGCAGCTAAACAAGGATATAGCCGATGGAGACCAGTTTGAGAAACACATATGGGAGTTCTCTAACTGTGAAAAGAAACTTTCTTTTCTGGAGACTGAGGCTCAATTTAAGATGGACGTTATTAGGGACAACGGTAAGTATTATAACGGAAACATCTTAGGGAAATATTTCCCAAACGACCTAAATTGTTAAGATGGCTATTAAAGACATTATACAGAAAAATATCGCTGAAATATTAGATATATATTCTAAGCACGGTAACTTTACCTACACAGCAGAAGAGTTTTGCAATAAGCATAAGTACAAATACACTGATTCTTGGAGAAGAGCTGTAAGTAGATACATAAACTCTCTAGGAGACATTGAAACAGAGATAGCTATTCACCAAGAAGCTGCTAAAACGTCTCCTGCAAGAGTCTTGATATTTGACATTGAGACCGCACCTCTTATGGCTAACATATGGAGCCTTTGGAATCAGAATGTTGGCTATAATTTATCTATGCTAGAGTCAGACTGGTTTATTATTACGTGGTCTGCTAAATGGCTCTTTGAAGACAAAATATACACAGGAAAACTTACCCCAAAAGAGGCTAAGGCACAAGACGATTCTAGAATAGTAAGAAACTTTTGGGAGCTTCTAAATGAAGCAGACATAGTTATTGCACATAACGGAGATAAGTTTGATATCAAAAGAGTTAACACTCGCTTCCTGAAGCTAGGATTACACCCGCCAGCACCGTACCAGACTATTGACACCCTTAAACATGTCAGGAAGAAGTTTAACATCTCTTCGAACAAACTAGATTATGTAGCACAGTTCCTTGAATTAGGAGAGAAGATGAAAACTGGTGGCTTTGAGTTGTGGAAAGGTTGTATGGAAGGGCAGCAAGAGTCTCTAGACAAGATGGAAGAGTACAATATTAAAGATGTTACCCTTCTTGAAGAAGTATATTTAAGAATACGTTCATGGATTACGCCTCATCCTAATATGGGACTACACATCGGTGAAAATGTTACTTGTTGTGCAACTTGTGGCAG